CGCAATACATCGGCGACTGTACAATCATACTTCGAACTTGCCTTGTGGGTTGAAAATTGCACGGTATTAATTAAGGTGCGCGCTTGCACCAGCAGATCTTGGTAAGTAGTGCCCGGCCTTAGCAGTCGCCTTCTTAAATTTGCCAAAACGTGGCTATTTACTTTTAACACATCAGACTTGATTAGTTGACGTTCTTTTATCGCTATTTCAGGATCGATTAGAATTGTCGGCACTTCTATGTTCATGTCCACTGAAGTGTAATTAATTGGTTTGAGCCAGTGCGTATTATTCTGGCGTTTGTCGATTTTGTAGATTACTATTTCAGACAACTGCCGTATGCTATGAATTTTAGTGGTCATCTCACCATCAGTGCCGTCGAAAGCGAGGTCACTTCCATGCTCAACGCACTGATGGACATCTTCATCACATGCAAAGACTGAATTGCCGTTGCGCATCCTGTAAAAAATCTTTCCATGGGTCTTGAACCTCGAAATCGGCATCCAAAAGTAAATCACGTCATATCTTAATATCAATGATGACCATTGCGATCTGCCCACCGTCGCTATACTTGGTCCCGATACAAGGATATTCGCATCCGTGTGCTCTCCATGCCATATTGAGCGAGTAGATAGTTCATTCTTTAACTCATTATACTCAGGCGTGTCAAACGTTAGGTGCGCCATGTGTAGTTCCAGCATTTGATTATAAATGCTGTCTTCAAGCTGGAAGGACACTTTAGTCGAGTCGTCGTGCTGCCAAGCCGATACCTTCGCCTTTAACCCTGCAGCATATGTCGCGTAAGTGGTATGCAACTTGCAATTAACAATGTCATTCTTATGTGTGGCGGTGGTTAGATCGGTGACATAGCAATCAGCAGCTGCGACGGCGGGGTCTGCCAAAGTATTGCGATTATTTGAGCTGAACGATTTGTCTCCAAACATGGTTCGTATGCAATTATGCACTTCTGCAGGTACATATACTTGCTTGGGTTGATACTTTAGTGCTTTTATTCTCATTACGCCCAACCGCTCAACTAGATTGTAATAGGCTGGGGTTTCATTCTTGCTGTGCCAATCCATGCTCTGTACCATTCCAGGTAATCGGTCGTCGGCTCCGATATATTTGGTGTACACATGAGAAATGAGTTGTGGAATTTTCTTTGTCTTGTAGTGCTCGTGCATATCACATAGTGATTGCAGTATCAGATCGTTGAATTTGTATTTGCGCATGAAGTCACTTTCATAAATCCGTTTGCCATCCACGATCCTGGAGACTTGGCGGTGTATTCGTTTGTGCATGATTGGATACCATGACATATTGTCATAATTCGTAACGTCAATGATCATACCAAATTGATTTTTAATTTCCAGTTGCAAATTCAAGTTGTCGTACTTTTGGTACCACATTAAATGGCCGTAACTCACTTTATGGTGAGAAATATCTGTAATGGCGGTTGATATGCGCTCAGTGAGAATCACTTGTCCTAGGCTTGGTTCATCGAAATGTGCGTCCCAGATATTCCATACGCTTTTGCTCTCGAGAACTTGTTTAACGAGCTCTTTGTGAGCGCCCAAAATTGATCTAGCCCCATCTGTGAGGTAATCTTTCGTAATGGTTGTCGTCGAATTTTTGTGTTTGAAAGTCAAAGGGCAACACGCTGCACAATGGTTACCAATAATTTCTAATTCAAAGCCTTCTAAATCGCCTTTCAACGTGGTCTTTTTATTACTTGCAGCCCTTACTTTAGTTATATAACTAAGCAGTCTCACTCGGTAAATGCAATCTTTATTCAAGAATAATACTTCATCACAAGTGCCGTCTCCATCGTTGCATAGGGCAACTGCGTCTAAAACATGCCCTCGATATTGTGCCGGTAAATCGGTGGAATAAGTGCCGTCACGCCGGAATGTTATATTATTTGTTTTCCCTAGAGCTTTGAATTCTAAAACCAGCGTGTTTTCATCGGTTTTGCTCATTGAAATTTTTACAATCCTTGTATGCGTCCTGACTAAATCGCTGAATTGAATGAAATTAAAAGTGTCGAATTTTAATTTGTGCAACTTCAAGTTCGTCTGTTCATCACCCGTAGCATTTGTGTGACATTGATTGGTTTCATCCACTTCTTTACTACGGGCATTCGTCCTCGACATATATTTGCCGTAAGTCTCATTAGCCACTTCTTGATTTGCGATACTTTGGTACATTATTACTTTTGAGCCAATACGCGTTCCGAGTCGCTCGTGTAAAGGAGTCATTGTATCAAAACACTTTATGCTAATCCACACTAGTTTGCGTGTGGCACGCATGACTGCAGACACCGTTTGTCCCAGTTGCAAGTGCACATCCGCATCACCCATGTTCGCTTGGATCACAGCTACTGCGCCGGTCTCTAGTCCTTGGTAGGAGTGAACTGTGCCTATGTGCTTGGTAGCCACACCTAAATAGCTGGACCGAACTAATTTCACATGATCATTATAGAACGGTAACACAACAGTGCAACCAGATA